GACAGAAAAAGAACCGGCACAAGATACAGCGTTTGCAATTTATAATTGCTTAAAGAATAAAAGCTGTTCAGAGCTTAAAAGATTATAGAAAAATATAAATCTATGATCTATTGATAAAAACCCTAGCCCCGAGGGTAAACGGGGCAAGAATTTTAATGAAAACTAAATAATGGAGGTTATCAAGTGAGTAGCTACAATGAAATAGTAGAAGTGAAGAGAGTTGGTCATCAAGTACCGGTAAAAATAGACGGGAAATTTAATATTCTAACTCTGAAATATATTCCCGGTCAAGAGCAACATAATTCTTATGCTTATAATACAGTAGGGAATAGAAGTTGTCACACTTTTAATAAACCGCTTGAATTCATAGCTAACGGCAATTATCCGACTAAATTCAAGAGGGGCGGACATCTTTACGAAATAATAGACAGACGCAAATAAAAAAAAGACCTAGCCGGGAGGCTAATAAAACCCGGCAAAAATTTTCTCAACTAAACAAAATGGAGGTTATAGGATGCTAAATACATACTATGAAAAAAGAACAGTAAAAGTGAATAATATGCTATCAAATAATGGAAATAGAATAGCTAATCAATTTGAAATACAGACCGATGATGGTTTGTACTTTCAGAGTTATGAATCTATTATTGCAATTAAACCGAATGACGGTTCAAAAATAATATTAGATGAATATTATTGGAATTATTCAAGAACTACCGGAAAATACAGAAATATTTTTCTAAATGAATCTAAAGCAGATACACAGAAAAAAATTGATTCCGGTGAATATCTCTTAGCTGACCTTAACTAACACCCGACCCGCTCGGGGGCAAATAATACCGAGCAAAATTTTTCTTAACTAATGGAGGTAATAACATGATATATACAATAGAAACACCCGGAATTGATGGTCTTTGCGGAGTGTTCACAAATAAGGAAATATTAATTCAAACGATAAAAAAATATTTCCAAACATGGAGAGCCGACCCTATAAAGCTGAAAGAATTTTTAAAAGAAATTAAAAGTTCAGATTTTGAAGGCGGTTCTATAGATGCTTATGAACTTGATGAAGATTTAGGCGGAAAAGATTGGATGAAGATAGATGAAAATAGTTATTTCTTTAGGTCTCATGAGGTTTATGTTGATGTTTGGCCGAATAACTCGACTAGATATTTCAACTAAACAAACCACGACCCAACCCGGGGGCGAACAATACCGGGTAAAAATTTTTCTTAATAAAATGGAGGTAATACAATGGAAAAAATAACAAGTGGCCTAGACCATGTAACGGCTAATCTATATGAAACTGAATTATACAGTCAGCATTATACAGTTTTAGTTTGTTCTCACATATTAACTAGTTACGGGATTGAGTTTGATAATTTTGAAGAACTATATAGTGAGACTGTAAAGCTATATAATCAATGGCAATATTGGGACGACATAAAAAGTCCCCAAGTTCCGTGGATTGAATCGTTTAAAATGTTCCTAAAATGGAAAGACTACAAAAACATACGAGTTACTTGGAGTAAATAACAATAAACAACCCTAGCCGGGGAGGGTTAGACCCCGGCAAAGAATTTTCTTAATAAAATGGAGGTTAAAACATGATAAAAACACTAGAAGAAATGCAACCGTATGAGTACCAACCGGTTATGTTGTGGGACAATGGAAAAGTAGAACATTCTGCAAGGGTCTGTTCTGTTTGTGATGATGGTATGTTAAGCGGTTATGTTTTATTTGATGGGCAAGATTATGCGTGTACAGATGAATGTTTATATAAGCTGAAAGACCATAAAGGTAATCTATGGACATTAGAATCGTTTAGCGATTATTATGAAGAATATGAAGACGGAAATAGTGATTGCTATTGGACTGATTGGTATGAATGCGATGAATATGAGTGTCACATCTGCGAAGCAATAATAGGTGAAGAGGAATAACCAACCTACCCGGAGGGTTAAATCCGGGAAGATTTTTCTCAACAAAACAATGGAGGTTAATATGTCAATAAATGACAGAATAGTAACTATTGCCCTAGATAGTTGGACGAATGTAGATAGATGGGTAAGATTACTAAAATCAGTAGATGACACTATTTCTCAAGTGGATAATAATCCAGAACAATACTGTACAAATGACCCGTGGGTTATGGACTTACAGAATTTCAGAGATAGAGTTGCTATGGTACTTGATAGAGTACAGAAACGGAGTGCATATTGAAGAAGTTAATCAAAAGCTGTTTAGCTCATACAATAACTCTAAGGTTTTTTAAAATATGTAAAGAATATCATTGGCCAGAGCCAAAGTTAAAAAGTTCTTTAGCTGAAGCGAAAAACCTTATTGATTGGGAGCTAAGAGGCAAGTCAATTAATTATGAAGATAAAGACGAATATGAAAAAGTAGTCACTTGGTTAAGTGGAGCTTTAGCCGATATTTATTCTGAAACTTTGCCAGAGCTACAATATAGACTCGATCAAAAAAACCGGAGTGCATAATGAATGTAGGCGTAATATGGATAGAACTTGACCAGAAGGTTAAGAAGTTAAAAAATGAATTAGCTCACTATGAATCTGAAAGTGGTTGGTTTAAAACTATGTTCAGCATGGGAGTAATTCATTATGGCCAGAGGCTAAGTCCAGATAGTGAAAGTGGAACAGATTGGTATATAGTAAGTGGTAAGAAAAGTGAAGATGAAATCTATCAGATTAAGATGAAACTTGGAATAGCCAAAGATACTGATAGAGGTATCTGGGACGATAACGATTGGGATTGTTCTGGAAAACTCTTGAAATCAGAGCCGATAGTAAAAAAGTCTAAAACAAGATATTTGATAAAACAATCTTGGAGTTATGACTTTTAGGGTAGTATGGTATTGGAGGGGTTCGACTCCCCTCCTACCCTCTCTAGCATGATGCTAGTATCTCAATAATAAAAATGGAGGTTCTTATGTCTATGTTTGAAATAGATATTAAGGGATTCAGACAATTACAAAAGGGACGACCAAAATGGCATTTTGTTCGGGAACTGATTAGTAATAGTCTGGATGAGGTTAGTGTAAGTAAAATCAAAGTAACGATTAAAAAAGTTGCCAGATACTGTACTTTTTCAGTAGAGGATAATGGTGATGGATTTGAGAAGTTATCCGATGCGTATACTATGTTTGGCTTTACCAAGAAGAGATTAGACCCTACAGTACGAGGTCGATTCAATCTTGGTGAAAAAGAACTAGCGTCCATATCAAAAAAGATGGAAGTAGCTACGACCACGGGTACAGTTAGGTTTGATGGTGTAAAATGTACTAAACACCCTAAGACCAAAACTGAACACGGGACGACAGTAACAGCTACTATACCAATGAACAATAAGGAATTCGACACACTTGTTGAAAGACTGAAATTGTTCATAGTACCACTTGGTAAAAATATTGTTTTTGTCATTAATGATGAACACAAAATGTATAATGGATATAGTGAGCCAGAGTTCAATACAGAAGTAACTCTACCTACTGTCATCCTAGATGAAGAGTTGGGAATGATGAAAAATACCAAAAGGAAAACAAAGCTAGATGTCTATGATTCTTCAAATGATGAAGATGCATGGCTTTGTGAGCTAGGTATACCCGTCCAGAAAATCGATTGCGAATATACTGTTAATGTTCACCAGAAGATTCCTATGAACACAAATAGGGATTCAGTTAGCGATAGTTACTTAACCAAAATATTTGGTGCAGTACTATCATTAACACATGAAGAGCTAACAGATGATAATGTATCCGAGCCGTGGGTAAAGCAAGGGTCACAAGACCCAGATGTACCCAAAGAGGCCTTTGTGTCAATTCGAAATAAACGATATGGTAATAAGAAAGTTGCCTTCTGGAGTAGTGATACACAAGCCAATGAAAAAGCTCTCGCAGAGGGTTACCATTTAACTACCAGAAATGAACTTTCAAGGGTTGAAAAGGAGCGTCTGGGAGAAATTGGTATTAAGTTTGCTAGTGAAGAGTTCAAAATGAGCTTTAAACACGCAGATAGGATTGCTCAAGATGGTTGGACTCAATCAATGACTGATTACAATCTATTCGTAAAGACGATATGCACTTTGATAGGGTATGACACTCGCATGGTTTATTATGTTAATGATAAACAAATAAGTGCCAGAGCGTATACTAATGGAAAGACTGAAATCACTTTTAATTTAGCACACTATAAAGGTGGTTTGAATTTTGATCCCTACAATGAGGTCAATCTGGGTACTATCTTACACGAGCTATCCCATCATAAGGTAGACGAAAAGCTGTCGCATGGAAGTGATTGGTATCACGAATTAGAGCGAATAGCCGGGAAATTCGTCAAACATCATCTAGTGAAATTAATGTAAATTAAATTAGTTGATGTCAGCATGGTAAAGGTTCGATTCCTTTATCATGCTCTGTCGCATGGTGCGACTAATCTCAACAAAATAAATGGAGGTATTATGATATACTTACAAATTACATTGGAAAATGAAGACCAGAAAAAGATATTCCTTGAGTATCTTAAAGAAGGTGAAGCAGAAGGTCGTTTAGACTTTGCATTTAATGTTAAAAATGTCAATAAAGATGAAAGGGTTGGATGATGTTTACAGTTACTGTTAAAAATGAAATGAAGGATAAGACACTTTGTAATATTCTACAGATTGCTTTCGATGGTGGTATCAATTATTGGTGTCAATCAGCATTTGTCTTGGACAATGATAATATGCATATAACAAACCCTAATTTACCAGAGCATTGTATGGATGATTTTATCAAAGACAAACTCACATCAAATATATTCAATTTTGATAAGTGGGAAGACGCTGATTATGATAAATATTGGCTTAGGTTTATATTATCTGAACCTTTTTTTGAAAATGGGCAATTAGAATACGATATAGACTATCATGACTTGGTAAAAGCTCTGGAGAAGTGGATGAATGATAATAAAAAAATCTCTATTGGACTTAATGGTGACCATCTGGATGCCGGTGATTGTGATTCAATAGTGCAAATTGCTTTGTTTGGAAAGGTGGTGTTTGGATAATGGCATATATAGGATGTGAAGTGATACACAAATGCAGTAATGGATATGAGTATTACTACCACGAAGAGGAGCTAATAGGATTAGTTCAAGATAGAATATATGTAGATGAAAGTATCATACGAAAAGCAATAGATGAGTTGACGGAAATGAAAATCATATCAACAGAATGTGATAAAAATGGAGATACAGTTTACGACGATGGAGACCTTGACCAGATAGTAGATGAAGTAGAATTCGCAAAGGAGTATAAATAAGGAAAGGTGAAGATGAACGAATACAGACAAAGACAGAAGTACATTGAAGAAGAGGTTGATAATGTGGTTTCAATTAGGGCAAACATTACAGAGCAAGATTACTTGCAACTGAAATCAAATGCCGTATTAAGTGGCCTTACATTACAACAATACTTTGGACAAGTGTTACGGAGAGTCGTCACGAAAAGTGAATAGAGGAGGTATTGGAAAAGACCCCAGAGTAAAATCTGGGGTCTTTTTTTTTGCCTAAAAATACCGGTGCGTTTTCATGCATGGGACATAGTTAGGCTTTGCACAACCTTTCTCAGCCATCGACTTTCTTATCAATGTCTATTTTGCCAACGCTGTGCAAATAAGTATATCTATCCCTAAGTAGGTTGATAAGGACAGCAAATCTATCTGGTGCTAAATGGATCAACTGACCTTTGTATTTAAATTTATAGTTCTTAACAAATAATAATTCCTTTACTCCAATAGTTTCTTCAGCTTTAATGTATGAGCTTAAACATTCTTTCCAATCTGGGTGGTCACCATAATATTCTTTTTCAATCGCCACTAGGTATATATATCTCTGCCTCCAGATTACAATTATCACAGCTATAAATTGAGGCTATACCCTCCCCCTCTATATGTAAATCACAAAAATCAAAATCATTATTCCACCTTAAATCATCACCGCAATTACCACAAGTCCACATTATATAATCTCCCCATCCATAGCTAGGTTTTTCCCACAGTCATCACAAACTAAATTCTCCACAACATTATTCTCTGGTTCACTAGGGATATAAGTATAATTCAAATGATTACAAGACCTCTTTATCTGAATCATTTTAATGGCACAATACACCAGACCATCCATTACTTCCTCAAGTGTTTCTTGTATCATATCTCTGGGGTCATCAATAGAGATAGCATCCCCATACTTCTTAGCTCCCTCCATCATTCTTTCCCCAATTAAATCCATTACTTCATCATTTATTGGGGACTTCCCCCCTACCCTTTTGTGCATTTTGGACATACTTTTTTTTCCTTACCAAGTTTTACATAACAATCATAATACAAATACAAGCGTCTACCATTTCGAAAGGTTTCTTCCCAACCTTTATCACAATCTGGACAACGCTTTACACTTTTATCTGCGTTGTCTGTAGAGGTATCAGTTATATAATTTTTATCTGGTACTTCCCTATCTTTACTTTTCTCTATAGCGTCTATTACCCATTGAATAGACTTTCCTTTATTATAGATAGCCAACACGACCGCATCCTAACTATCCTCCAATTAATCACAAACACCCTCCTCACATTTAGATGGTGGTAACCCTTCGTATTTAACTTCAGCTTTATCTAAACCATTTCGAATCATTGTGGTCATTCTTAAAGCGTTCTCAACATCAATATCTTTTATCCAACTATATTGTAATTCTTTCCCATGTAAGGATAACATCTTTAAACTTTTAAGTAGTAGGTCTATCCCTATATCATCTGTATTTATATTAATTTTCATAGCAACCTTTACACATTTTGTATTTTTTAAATTCCTTTATAGTTTGATACTTACCGCAAATATCACAATAAACATTTTTATCATGTCTAGCATTTTTCATTCTATCAGCAAATAATTTCTTTCTATCCTTTGAGACCTTATCAACATTATTAAACAAGTCGTTCAAGTCATCAACCAAGTCTTTTTGAGGAGTAATATCTAATGAGTCCTCTATTTTCATATTAGAATTAGCAGTTGAAATCTTTTCTTTTATTAATATTGAAAAACTATGTGTCCCATGTTGTCTTCTTTTTATGATAAATCTATCTTTGTCGTAATCTTTTAATACATTTTTTTCAAATTCGTCTATTGCATCTCTAGTAGTAAATCGTATGACGTTAGTTTTCATTCTTCCTCCAATCTGGTGATTTTATAGATAGCTCCCCGGTCTTCTTTAAATAAGACCCAGTCACAAGTTCCCAGAGCTAACCATTTAGGAACTGTTTTTCTAACCTTACATTGTATCTTAATACCATCTGCAAGAATGTCTACATCTTCAGCATGACCTAATGCTAGACCATTAGAACCCCATGCTCTTTTAACATCTTTATAATTCATGTCTTTTAGTTTTTCAACGCACTCTTTTTCAAAGCGATTCCCTTTAGCTTTAGATTTACTAGCCACCATGCCCTCCAGCGAATTCCGGGTATCGTTCATATTGCCAGAACCAATTACGATTCCCTTGATTGTTCTTAGCTACAGTCAATGCTAGGGTAATACTATTAGTCCTCTTATAAGGAACAAAAGCAACAGCATCTTTTGGAGCAAAGTAAACAGCAACTACATCCACCCTATTTGATTTTGTATACTTACCCATCTTCACTTCAATCGATGTAGCGGTATTCATTTTAGTAACAGTTTTGATCTGGACTCTATCAAACTTGAATTGATTGGTTTCGACTACTAGGTCTACATGGTTCTCATCTGAAATAGGTTTATATATTTTAGACCCATAACCTTGAGAAATGAGTACACGATATACACTTAGCTCACCATATACCCCAATGGTATTGGTTGAAAACCTTGCCTTAGTACCATGTTGTTTTTCCCAATTATCCAAAGCTATGTCAACTTCGTCTATATCAATCTTCTCTTTCACAATCATAACACTTTCTTTTTTCTAATTTGTATCTCGGAAAATCCTCATAAATAAGTACATCTTTTTTTCTCTTTTTTGAAAGAGATAAAACTTCTTGATAGACTTTGTCGCAAACCTTACATACATAAACTTGAATAGCATTTTTCCAATTTTTCCTCTGTCCATGATTTATTCGCCAATTTCTTCTTTTACAAGTAACCTCTAATATCCAATCAATAATGTGACTAGCCATTACCAAAACTCTTTAAAAAATTATTAACTTTTTGAAAATGAGGGTCGTCTGATAAATCTTCTTGCTCAGTAACTACTTCTGGTTGTGGGTTTCTTATTCGTTTCTCATTATCATATAATGCTTTTGTAAATAAATCCCCCTCATTACAAATAGGACATATTGTTAAGTCCTCACTCTTTTTAAATGTGGTAGGTTCATCACACTCAATACAGTACCGAGTAACATCATCTTTTTTCTTTAAAACACCCTCTTTTTGAAAAAGCTCATTGTGTATCGCATCGATACCAGTCATCCAAAAATTCTTCGGATGCTTATAGATGTATTTTTTATCCACGCCACCCGCACTTACTTTGTCTAAATAAAAGTCGATAGTCTCAGAAACCCGATCTATACTACCAACCTTCATTACTGCTTTCTCAACCAAATGACCATATACACTAAGTTGAACAGAGTGATTAAAAAATATATTTTCTAACTTCTTCATTAAAAATATAATGTCTTCTCTTTTTATTTTTTCTTTCTTATGAGTATTCTTAGTGTATTCTTCTAGTGTAGTCTGCCCCGGTTGTGTCCTAATAGTGCCTTCCGGTGTGACCTCCATTGTGACCTCCGTTGTGACCGCCATAGGCTCTTTTCTCTTCGACAAATGAGTGCCCTCCGTTGTGCCCTCCGTTGTGCCCTCCGTTGTGCCCTCCGTAGCGTTCCCCGTGGGGACTCCCATGTTAGAGTAATTTTTAGGGTCTTGATACTCATTATAGTTATTAATGGTAATGACCAAGCCTCGAAAACTTTTACGAGTATCAATCATATCCTTAACTTTTAAGAAGTCTATAGCGGAGCGTATTTGTTTGATACTATATTTGGTTTTGCGGAATCCTTCGTACCAATGTAACCCCTCCGCTATATGGTCGTAAGTCCCGAACCATTGACCTCTTTTAAATTTTCTGCTGTCAGCAAAATTTGCCTTAATGAGTAGGTGGTCAAACACTTCTCTGGTAACCGGGGATGCGTGTGCTATGTCACTTTCCATAATCTTTCTAGCCTTGATGTAGTAACCGCCCCGTATCTTATTCTTGTTTCCCAACAATACCCTCCATTACCATAAAATTATCTATTGGTATGTAAACGCAAGGTTCTCTATCTTGACTATCCCTCATGTTTGCCATACCGCCCCACCGCACAGCCGGTTTTCCCAGACTGTTGTTACCAATATTATGATGTTTCCTAACTTCGATATAGCTAATGCAGTCGCTATGTCGCACATACAAATAACTTGGTATAGATGTAGATTCATATAGGTCTATCATCTTTTGAATTTTATATTGAGCTATCATAAACTCTAGGTATGCCCCATGTTTATGCCTTCTCCAACGCAGTTCGATCCATCCAATAGGTTTTTCTTTCGACTCTGCTAAGAAATCTACACTATACTTAATAGGTAGTTTGTATAGGTCTATATTGTGAGCTTGTTTCATCCATTGTTGAAACTGTAGTTCCCTATCCCTATCTAGGGATGTTTCATAAATTTTTCTAGCCATTATTATAAGTGGGGGTTAGGTACAAGAAGAGACAAAACCTAACCCCCAGATACCACCTAGTTGCCTAGAATGGCAAGGATGCTTCCTTTTTAATCCACTCCAAATCTGCAATCATTTGTTTGCAAACTTCAATGGTAGCATCACATTTTTGTACTATAGTAGTAGGTGAACCACCATTTTGAACCACACCACCATTATTTACCGGAGTATTAACGGGGGTAGTTTGTACCGGCTGTTGTACTACCGGTTGTTGAGGTTGTCCACCACTATTATTAAAAGAGTCTAGGTCTTGGCCGTCAACATGGAATATTCCATATTTAGACTTCTCCGAAGACTTCTTTTCTATAGTGATTGTATCACCAGCTTTCACACCTTTGGCCATTAAAAGATTTTTAAGGCCTTCTGATGCTCTGAACTTGGTCTTATCTCCCACAAAGTATTGTGGGTTTTCATAGTTGTCCAATTTAATTAGACTCCCGTCACCCCAACTTTGTAGGGTAACTGAAACGGGCATATCTAAGTTAAATTTCAACTCCGTCCAATCTGACATCGGCAATCTCCTTTATTAAGTTGAATTGAACTCTAGGATTCCATTTTGACTTTTGTTTATATCCACCATCTTTGAGCATATACTTATTCTTGTAAACAGCTAGTATATCTTCCCACATTCTTGTATCTACTTGTTCCATCTTCAGACTGTATGTTGGTTTCAATTTGAAAGAATCCTTAAGGTACAGCACAGCTACATGATTCACTTTGAAATCTGGATTTAATTCATTCCAGAGCATAGCGTATGCATTACCTTGAATGATGTGACTTTCTTGTTGTGAGCCGGTCTTTATATCAAGGATTGTTCTTTGAGCCAAAGTCCCTATCTCACAAATTTCATCAGCAGTACCGGCAAACCCTAAAGATTTGCTATACATCTGATATTCACACGCAATAAGTAATGGTTTGTTTTCCTCATAATATGCCATATAGGACTCAATGTACATACAGACACTTCTGAGTAAAACACTCTTACCACCACTCATGGCAATATCAATGGTGTTACAGTATCGAAATACTATATCTTTGATCTCGCCAAAACTTAATGTTTCACCATTTTTTAATTTTTCTACACAATAATGAACCGCAGTTCCTTTATTTGCTTTAAAGTTTCTATACCAATCAGCAAAATGGCCGTAGTTCTTTAGCCAATTATCAAATGAATATCCCTTATTCATTACATTCCCTAGTACTGTAGTAACTGAAGGGACAGCTATAGGAGATTTCCCCCTTAAACTATAGTACCTACCTAGCGTAGTCATTTCCCTTTTAATTTGCTGTTGTGTAAATGTACTTGGGTTGGGGTCTATCATGAATTACTCCTATTATAAATAGAATTGGTTGCCAACCACGAACTGAGTGGAGGTATTACCCAGTTCAGACGCTCTTTATGGTGATATGCGGAGGGTAGAATCCGAGGTAATCCGGCTGACAACCAATTAATAATTTGTGAATATTTTGTGGTAATTATTCTAAGATATAGATGTGGTCTTTTGTGATATGTATTTATCAAGTGATTCCTTTGGTATGCGGTAGGAACGATAGCCTTGTTTTAAAAAACCTATCTCTTTATTGTGGATCATATCTAGTACAGTCTGTCGATCTATCTTCAGTATTTCAGCAACCTCCGCAGTTGTGAAAAAAATATATTGCTCTGTTTTCATTTTTTTATTACTTTGTGTAAAAATATGTTTAAATTACTACTATGTATATTAGTGGTAAATAGTGATAAAAACAAGACAATAAATATATATGGAGGTATATATGGGTGAATTAGGTGATATGATTCGCATTTTTAGGGAGTCAAAGGGACTCAGTAGAAAAGAATTTTGTAAAATGGCTGATATTAGTACTAGTGGATTGGCTTATTATGAAAAAGGTGGTAGGAAGCCATCTGGGAAGGTTTTACATAAAATACGGAAAACTTTTAATCTTCCAGATTCCTACTTTACAACACAAGTTATAACTCCGAGGGAGAAAGAGGATGCAATAATGGAAGTAAAACATGAGGCTAAATTAAAAGAAAAAGATATGCTTATTGATCGTCAAAACGATATAATAAAATATCAGAAACAAGAAATAGAACAATTAAAAATCAACGCTTATGCTTTAACTGATACTATGTTTGAATCAGATTTACCTACATTTGAATCATGGAATGAAATAAAACTATTTCCATTTCAACATAAAAATATAGACATCTCTGATAATTTTATGTCATTAAATACATATTTACGATGCCCAGAAGAAAAATTTATTTATGCTTTTAAAGGTGATGGAAAATTTTATAAATGGGAAGATGCACCAATTCAGTTATTACTTTCTAATAATACAAAAAAAACCTTTGCCAAAACAATGAGAGACTTACCCGTTATTGTTCGTAATGTTAAACACTTAATTGCGAAACACCATTGGGAAGAAACAGTTACTTATCAATGGAAAGAAAATAAAATTACTACCTATGTAAGAACCAAAATTGATTTTAATCAAAGTCCAATTTTAACTCATAGTAAATGCACTATAATAAATGGGGATGCCTAATGTCTAGTATATTTAAAGATAAGAATATATGGTACTATAGCAAAGGTAGTGGTAAAGCTAGAATAAAAAAATCCCTACAAACTAAAAGTCGAAAAGAAGCAAAAAAAAGGCAAAAGGTCATGGACGATCACTTTTGGAATGTTAAAGGTATTACTAAGGCAAGTTTGAGCCAATTAATAAAAGAGTATAAAGCGACAGTAGAGCATTTAAAAGATGCTCGAGCTAATAAGCGTCATGTTGATAACTTTTTTAAGTGGCTTAAATCTGACCCAGATGTAGATGAATTAAGACCAAGTGTATTTGACGACTATAAAAACTATCTATTAACTGAGCTTAAAAACACACCTAAAACAGCTCGTAATAAATTAATGGTATTAAGTACAATGATGGATTATGCATATCATACAAAAGAGTATACAAATAGGAATCCGGTTAAAGGTATCAAAATGCCGTCAAAAAACGCAACAAACCCCAGAAGGCCAGTTCCTATTGAAGATATTAAAAAAGCGATAGCTATAACCAATAATAGAAAAGATAAAATATTCTGGAGTTTATTACTTTATACAAGTCTTCGGGTAGATGATGCTGGTAACCTTACCCCTAATCAAGTTAAGCAAGGTGTTGTCCAAGTAAAAAACAACATACCTAAACCAATACCCCTTCCAGACCACATACTCGCATTTGGTGATGAAATATACAACATATATCCAAATTCAAATCACTATGCTAAAAGTAGAAAAAGGTATCAAGAGATTATGAGAAGTTTTGGTTATGAGACTGACTTCCATTCAATCCGACATAGTGTTACTACTCATTTAGCTAAATCCGGTATGAGTGAGGCCGATATAAAAAACATCACCGGACATGATTCTAAAGCCGTTAAGACCTATATACACATGGGTACTGATGATTTTGCTAACCTCATTGATAAAATATAAGCGGACAGATTTATGAGCGGACATATAGCGGACAGATTATAGCTTTGAATAGCATAGAATGAACTACAATCACAGTATCGTTTTAGAGGAAAACAATAAAAAAAGGTGTGGAGAGAGAGGGATTCGAACCCTTAATGCTCCCTCGGTAAACTAGTCAATACGGACATATACCGGACAGTTCATTACTTCAAAAATAAAAAAACCCTCAATAAATGGAGGTTACCAAATTTCGAGGGTTTTATTATTAGCATTACTGCTATTCTCAACACTATAATATACTAAATTTTTTAGATTATATCCTATTTCAATCTTTCGATATGCACTAAGTCCATAAATGTCTGGTCTTTTACTTCACCATCAGAATCCCAATCAGCTCCAGACCTAAGTTTTATATCCATCATGTGAGCAATTCCCCTTAACATACCGGCCATATAATAGTGACGCTTTATGCCCATTTTAGATGTCATATCCACGGGATATGGGGTCAGATCAAGTGCATCGCCAGTAAGGTGCTTCGATTTCATTGTTTTAGACGCACCAGTCTTAACATAATCCTTTTGTTTTTCTATAGATCGGACACCCTCAATAATGGCAATATCCATTAAGTGAAGAGCTTCCTCTGCTACCTTGACTAAATCGGGGTGTACGCCCTCAAGTCTCCTACGAGAGCGTTTCCCGAACTTATACTTAGCCATTATTCTTTGTCTTTAGACTTAGCTTTAGCTTTTTTCTTTGGTTTGTGGTTTTCCACAAAACTTTTAATGTCAGCTACCATAGCATCATCTTTCTTACTTATAGTTGCCTTAGAAATAAATTCTAAAACCCTTATAATATATCCAGTAACACCATGTCTACGAATTTGTCTTCTTACATATCCAGATACCCAACTCATGCTTCTTTCCCTTTCCCGACCATTTGACTAATACCTTTCCAGATAACATCAACTATTATATCATCTTTATCTGAAGGGGACATTTTAACCGCTTTCTCTGCGACCATAAATGCCAATAGTACCCATTCCCAGTTATTACTCATCCAATCGATTATTTGATTTTCCATTATAAAAACCTCATTATTACTGTTACAACTATAGGCACAAGAAATACCGCTAACGACCCAAACATTTTTATCTGAGTAATAGTAGTATCATGTGTAGCCACCTTACCATTTAGTGCTTCTAAGTGTTTGTCAATTCTCTGGAGTGATTTAAAAATACTCACTTGACGCTCATCTAATTTTACCAAACGGGCAGTAACTTCATTCCTATAATCTTCAACATTCATTTTGAACTCAAAATACCCTTCATTTCTTTTAAGTCATCCGACAAATCATGTATTTCAGAAATTAATCTGTCTTCAACCCTTGCCCACTTATCCAAATTTTTGATCTGAATATTTTGTAGGTTGGAAATGATGGTACTCTGTTGCTCTAGCTCTACGGCTAAATTCTGTAGTTGTTCTTGCTGTTTGGACGCAATTTTACCAGATTGTACTACTTGATATATTACAATCATCGCTACTATGCCCCCAAATCCAGCTTGGAGATACCAGTTTAAAACTGTTTCTTCCAACTTTTACGCTTCTACAGCTTTTTTGATTTCAGCCATTTCCTTCACTAACTCAGTTTTTCTGTCAGCAAGGGATTTTGATTGAGCATCAATATGTTCAATTTGCTGTTCAATCTGACGATATGAAACTTCAGACTTCTGTACTGATGGTTGATGTTCTTTTTCAACTGCAACATCTTTCCAAGCATCCGCTGGTGCAGAAGGAGAAGAAGAACTAGCTTTCTTTGTGTATTTATCAGCCATTTTATGACTCCTTATTTAACTGTTCTTTGAGCCTATCAATTTGGGTACTAAGCTCTTGTACCGCTTTTACTAATGGTGTGATTAATTCTGTTACACCTAACCCTTGCATACCATCTTTACCTTCTGTCCATGCAGTAAAGTCAGAGTGATCTGCCTTATCCATTGCCTCTTTTACTTCTTGAGCAATAAATCCATATAATTTTTTATCCTTAACAGTAGTTTTGTTTTCATTGTAATCATCAAAGCTTTTCGGATATTCACTTCTTGATTTCTTTTTGTAAGTAACTGGTCGTAAGTCATTAATAAATGAAAGACCTAAGTCAGAATCTTTTATATCTTTCTTTGTTCTTTTATCTGATACTTGTGTCCAAGTAGCATTCGTGTCAAATGCATTCCATATATAGCCATTTTCACCTCCGATTACAACTGTATCATTACCCTTACCTACAAGATAATCATTAGAATCACCAGCACCAAGAACCACTTCATTAGTTATATCTACCGCTGATGATTTTGTATAAGCACCGATATATGTATTCATTTCGCCAGTAGTTAATACTTCGTTAGATTTGTATCCGAGGGCAGTATTATTACTTCCAGTAGTTATAGCCTTAGATGAATCATTACCAAGGGATGTATTTTTGTCACCATCTGTTACGGCTTGTAAACTGCTGTATCCGACTGCAACATTATAACTTGCATCATTAGCATCTGCATCTGCTCCAAGCAAAGCATACCCACCAACAGCAGTATTAAAATGACCATCATCAATATTTTTACCACTAACTACGCCAACAAATGTATTTCCATAATTGTTATCTGATTTTTCTCCAGCTTGGTACCCTACCGCAGTAAAATCATAACCACCATTTAAGTAATATCCAGCTTTAGCTCCAACGGCTACAGAGCGTGGAGTGCCAGTATTCATTTGGTCTAATGTGTACAATGCTTGGTAGCCAATGGCAGTATTGCCACCAGTTGTTGTATTAGATAGCAAAGAAAACGAACCTATTGAAACATTATTAGCCCCTGAGGTAACGGATAGCAAAGCTCTTGTACCAATAGCAACATTATCATCACCAGTAGTAATTGCGTAGGATGCCAAGCTTCCAATCGCAATATTATCTGAATGTGATTGATTAGTAGCACCTCTTAATGCTTCTCTACCTACAGATACATTATCATTACCAGTTTGGTTATTATATGATGCTAAATCGCCTATAGATATATTGTAATCTCCAGTTGTTATATTATAACCACTTTGATAACCAACTGAAACATTGGAAACACCCTCTGTAATTTTTAAAGATGCTCCAGAACCAACCGCAACATTGTAATTGCCAGTAGTAATTGCTTTTAAGGAGTTAAAACCTACGGAAGTGTTATTACTATGATTTTGACCACTTGCACCCATCATAGAACCGCTACCAACAGCAGTATTATTACTACCAGTTGCGTTATAGTATCCAGCCTCCCAACCTAAATTAGTATTGCTATCTCCCGTACTTATTGAAAACCCAGTTGATTTACCAAATAAAGTATTTTTATCACCACCACTAGCAATATTTCCTCCTGACGTATATCCAAATATTGTATTACTAGCACCACTATCATTATTACTAAGACTAATCTGAGAATTAGAGTCAATCTTAAATAATACGGATGCATCTGATAGCTTAATAAATCTAAACTCACCAGCAGTTTGAGTAAATTCCATTCTAGATTCGTGGAAATTCTTTATCTCAGCTTTTGTACTACCACCACTCTTAAATCCATAAGATTGCCAAGAACCAGCATCTCCATCAACAAATATTGTTGCTCCACCACTAGCATTTTTAACATGAAGGTGACTAGAAGGAGAATCAGTCCCAATCCCGACACGCTTATTACTAGCTTCAAAGTAAGCTATAGAATTACCAGATACATCTTGTATGTCTACATCAACACCACTATTGTTACCCCTAATAATTGTATTTTGATTAATAGTCGTTGCTCTAAAGTAAGAAGCAGATACATAACCATCACTTACAAAATTTTGAAAAGAATGATTAGTCGATGTTCCAACTCTAAATTTCATAGCAGAATTAGCATAAGCAGTTATACCATCACCAGCAGAAGCTTGAATCCAAGCAGTTTTATCATCCCAATATAGTTTTGAATTTGCTGGGAGAAGATTTAGGTTTCCATTTACAGTAAGAGCTTCAGTAGGAGCTGAAGCTACAATTCCAACTTTACCATCAGATTTAATAACAAGCTTATCAGTAGTGCCATTTGTACCTATTTTTATATCACTAGCATCAGTTGTCAGAATCCTCATGCCATTACCAGTCATTCCAGTAAATGCCATTACATCATCGCTAATACGAACAAATTTACTAGCAGACCTACCTACTCTAAATTGATTGTCTCCATCATTAATAATGTCAAGTGCATAATCGGGACTGGTATTATTAATTCCAACTCTAGATTTGGTTCCATTATGATGGATTGTCATTCTTTCAGTTCCATCAGTATACCACTTCCATTTATTACCACGAATATTTTCAGCTATAACTTGCTTTGTATTTCCATTATTTATTGTTTGATAAAATTTTGTATCATCCCATGTTTCACCAGCATAGTAACCAATAGCACCATGTTCTAAATTACTGTTTAGTGTAGCATTGTGATTAAAGCTGATACTATTTAGTATTGCACCACCACTAGCATCTTGAGTGGTATTTTCTAATAATACTGTAGCACTTGCATCTGTTGATTTAATGTGAAGTGGTCGAGTAGGAGCTGTTACTCCACCTATTCCAACCTTTTGGTCTTTAATGACCATCGCTAAATTTTCAGTATAGTTATTGTAAAAATACCATACACCATTGTCTCTGTTTTTAACTAGAGTTTTATTACCTACCCCAGACAAAGTGCCTTTAACTCCCCATTCTACATTTCCATGTGTAGTACCAGCTTGACTATGATAGATATATCCTAATTGTTTATCAGAACCAGTGTGCTGAGTATGAAAAGCCATATAGCCACCAGCAGTTATAGTATTATCACCAGTTCTACTGTCTTCTATTCTAAATTGTGTAGTGCCACTAGCACTTGTCTGACCTTTTAAATGCAATGGTGCTGAAGGCTCACCATGTACTCCAATTCCAATTTTTCCACTTTCGTGCATTACCATTAAAGTTTTAGTCCCCGATGTAACATCAGAAGCAGATGAAGAATATCCAAACCACAGATTATCTTCATTTCGAGTAATCATGTTTGCAGTTCCATCGTCATTTTCTTCAAGAACTATAGAACCATCCCAACCACTAGTTTTAGCTTTTATGTGTAAGGGGGCATCGGGCGATGTTGTGCCAATGCCTACCGACCCATTACTATGCTTAATAGACATAGCAGTACCAGCAGTTGAATTGTAAAAATCTAAATTATCATTGGCTACACTTGTAACTATTGACCAAGCAGTACCATCTCCAGCCTCTAATTCTAAAACACCATGATTCCCACTAGTGGCATCAACTTTAAGGCTAGTAAATGTTGATGATACGGCTGGTATTGCTTCCCAAGCTACTCCAGATCCAGTTGAAGTCAATACTTGTCCATCTGAGCCTTGGGCACCACCAACTTTATAATTAACTGCATCTACAATTCCAGCAAATGTAGCATCCAAATTATTAGATAAAATAAGAGCAGTTCCATCTGTACTATGTTGTATGGCTAATGAACTATCTATTGCATTAAAATCCCAACTTGTAGCATTATTGTTTAATCTTAAAATTGACCTTGCATCACCAGCATCTCTATAGCTTATCTGTAACCCTACTGCTGAAGATGCATCTGCTTTGACATCTAATGGTTGTGATGGATTTGCTGTTCCCATCCCAATCTTGCCATCGTTTGCAACTATAAACCTAAAAGCATTATCAGTTAAACTATATATAGAAAATCCAGTTACTCCAGCACCAATTTGCCAATCTTCATTACTACCAGCACCAGTCATTTTTATAAATGTACCATCTGCATTATTTGTGTTATGCAGTTGCATTAATTGACCATTACTTACGCTTGAATTAACATGAAGTGGATGACTAGGCAAGTTTGTGCCAATGCCAATCTTGCCATCATCTTTTATATAAAAAGCATCATCTGTAGAACTACTTCGTATGCTAACATCCCCAGTAGAATGCATTTCAATTTTATGATTTAATCCTTGCCTACCTTGATACTCAGACATTCTTTCGATAAGACTATTATTACCAACGATAGCAGTACCACTTCCAAATACTGCATAACCACCAAATGTAGTTTTAGTGCCATCAATCGTTAATCTAGTTGCTAAAGTGTCAGCATGGATTGCTTTAAACTCAAGTTTACCAGCACTAGCACCAGACTCTACATTTGTAGCAGTTGATATAATAGAAGCATAAGGTTGACTACCATCTAACTCACTTCCGCTTGAATCCCAATTATTATTTGTAAAAGATATTGTACCAACAACATCATTATTCGCTGGGGATGCAGAATTTTTTACTAAATCTAATACAACCCCAACAGTATCTGCCGAAGTTGTTTTTACCTCTGTTTTTGTTCCAATAAAGGATGCTACTGTACCACTAGTTGTAAATGAGCCACCAGAATCGGTTGACCATTCTAATGCACCACCACTACCGACTTTAAGCACCTTCCCCGAACTTGGGGAAGATGCTATGTCACTAGCTGAAGGATTTGCTACTAATAGCTTTTTCCATTCAGACATTTTTTAAGCACTCGCACTTTTTGAGTTCGACTTATCAACCTTTTTATTGCTCTTTTCATTAGCTTTGATCATAGCTTGATAACTAGACCCTAGCTTTTCAAGAACACCTTGTGCAAATGCAGAATCCTTTGCTTGGATTTGAGTATTTGCAATAGCTTGAATTACGAACTCCATTTCTTGTTGAGTTAGCTTATCCATGTGCATTCTCCTTTATTGTTATATGTAAGCGAAAAGATTTCCGCTATCGTCTGCAACTATTTCACCAACCGCTGGTGAACTAAGTGCATTTCTTTGTGATGTGGTAAGGGTTTTGAGTTTCAACCTTCCATCATCTTTAACTGTAAATTTTGTGTCCCCATCCTCATCTTTAAATGTTGCAGTACCCGTTTTTTCAACTGTAAGGATTTCTCTATCAGAATCAGACTTTGTTACTGTTAGCTTTACTTTCGTATCATCATCAAGCTTTACTTTAGGTGGAGTGCCACTTCCCGACAAAATACTTCCAGAAGTAGTCTTTAACTGATTACAAGAAAGATTGCCATCCATGCTAATATTTCCCGTAGTAGTTATTGTTACGCCAGTACTTCCATGTCCACCGCCAATTTGAACTTCACCAGCTAATGTAGAAGTACCATCTACTGCCAACAATCCATTAGTTTGAATATTTCCAGCCGATGTAATTGTTGCACCAGTTGAACCATACCCACCACCTATTGTAGCACTATCTGAAGTCATACTTCCAGTTAGCACCATACTAGCACCGGAGATAAGGTCTGTAACAGTTAGGTCATCCCCAACTGCTAAATCTCCCGTAAGTGTTGCATCAACACAACTTAGTGTTCCAGCTATTTCTAATGTTTTACCCGTAGGTATTTTAAGGTGTGTGGTAGAAAGCTGAAGAGCTGTTGCTACTCCCTCCCCATCTCTAACTGTTTTTAAGGTTGATTCAATACCTTCATTCTCGTCCCCATCAAATATAGTTAAAAGGTCTTTATAGGTATTCGCAACCGGTTTTCCGGATAGTGTTGACATAGTATTAATTTCCCCTTTTATCCATTATGAAAAAATTCATTAGCGTGTCGATCTTTTACGCCTCTTTCTTGATTGCCTTCTTTTTCTATTTAATCCTTTACTAGCATGGTCTTTTTTGTCATTTCTTCTCCTAGCGTAACCAAACGCAGACCACGGCAAGTCTTGTGGTACTTTACCCAAATAAGAAGGCCACCAATGTAAAAATTTTCCTACAAATGGTATGTGTTTAGGGGTTCGTAGACCAAGTTTTGATATATCTTGTTTTACCGCACCCCATGTATCTCTTAAATCTTTGTTCTTGTAGTAGGACTTTCCAATTCTATCTATATCTTTTAGAGGGTCATCAATAATATCTACTGGTGGCATCACTAGTTTTAGTACTGCTTGTGAAAGTCCATCTTTCCTAAAACTGTAAAAATGATACCTAGATATACCCATTAATCTCAATAGGTTGCTAATTACCCTATCGGATAAGTCTGATTCTCTTCCAGCCATAGCATCCTTAATCTCATCTGCTCCGGCCTCTGCTAACATTAAAATAAATCCTAATGTAAATAATTTTTGTGCCTTACTCATGCGAACCATTTTTGCTCTAGCCTTATTTCCAGTAGCTTCATAATTCTCTGCTACCTCATCCAGTACTCGCATTTCATCTTTAAACACATCAAAGCGTTTAAGTAGGTAGGTTTTTAACATATAGAATATTCTGCCGTTTGAAGAGGCTAAATAACCTACTGGCATTTGTGATTTCGCCACCGGCTGTACATTTAATAACTCACTATAGGCGAGTAAACGAATATTTTCTGTTTTGTTCCCAGACTTTAGGTCGTCTAATACATCTTGAACCTCCATTGACTCACCAAATGTATTTTCGAGCCTCACCATGAATTCACGATATTCCCTACTACCCGGCTTTCCCTTACGAGCTATTTTCTGGTATTTATTCATGATACTGTTAACTGTTGTTTCTTTACCTAATCTATCCATGAGCTTTACACCACTAACAGTAAACACTATATCCAGAGCATTTTGTAGTGCATTTTGATCTTGAAACTCTTGTCCTAATCCCTCGATTCCCAAATCTTCTAAACTAATCCAGCTTTTATCTAATCTTTTGGCTTGAGTAAGTCCTTTAATGAAGTTTTTCATGGTTCTAAATCCACCAGCTCTAGCCGTAGATATTCCTAAGTCACCAAGCTGAGTAACTGCCGAGAAGAAACTACCCATTGTATCGATATAACTAAGACTCTTATATCCCTTTAAAAAAGGATTCATCTGATCACGATTAAAGTAGGCTTGTAATAACGCTTGTAATCGCTCTTCTTGCTTTCCATCTAAGTTATATTTGTTTTTCATGCTGATAACAAATCCCGGTATCATGTCATCAAGTGCCAATATGGGCATACCAGCTAAACTCTGTTCTTTTATTCTTAACCTATCTAATTCTTTATGAGCTTGATTTCGACTATAACCGCCATCATTTGTATATTTGCCAGTTTTATTGTCCTTAATAAAGTATCTATTTTTCTTTTTATGTATCACATATCGCTTATTAGACCCCATTAAAAACTGTTTTGCCATAGAAAGTTCACTTACATACCCAGCATATTGCATTAGTGCTAAGTGTGAGGGAGCATAGAACTTGTTCATCTCCGGGTCTATCTTCTCAAGTTTTCTCTTTTTAAAGTTTCCTATTCCCTCTTTTGACTGATGATGTCCATGTAATACTGCATTGGCTATATGTGCCTTTTCTTCAAAAGTTAATTGAGCATTTCTTGATTTCTCTGCTTCTTTGAACGCATCTGTTATTTGCACCCATCTGGAAGTACCGCCATATTTACCTTCTAAGTATTGTAATAGTCCAGCGTGGTCAGTTACCATTCTTGGGAAATAACTTTCTAAGTAACCCAAATCATACCCTACTGATTTAGCCACATCGTATAATTGGTCTAATGCTTTACGAGCTTGTTTAAACTCAGTCATCATGTCATATTGTTTTAGTAGTCTAGTTATTTTCCAGAAATCACCATTTTTTAAGGCTATTTCAATGGTCATATAATCAGACCTCATTTGAGCGTTACGCCTAGCCTTTTTATATAAGTCGTTTAATTTTCTAGCAAACGGAGCTGTTTGTTCTTCAAACTTTTTAACAAATTCGATTGTTTTGAATTCATAATCTTTGAATTGTCTTGGTAGGTCTTTATGTATTCTTCGAATCTGGCTACTAAAAGTAGCAACAACATCCCTAAATTGTTTTGGTCTATACTCTCGATTTGCCCACCAAGTTTGGAATCTTTCTAATGAGCTTCTCTTATCATCATAAAAATCACCGGCATTATCGTAATTAACACTATTGTTTTCAGAATTTTGTTCTGATTTTCTATTGATAAACCCAGCATTATAAGAAATTCTGTTATCATCTAAACCAAATGCTCCATAATTGAATGGAGATTTAATTTGATTTGGTTGGAATGGAATAATATGTTTCTTGCCATAAAATTCCGCTATAACACCATCTGCTCCAGTTATTTCAGTTATTATTTTGTTAAATTTCTCTTGCCTTGCATCTCCCCCATAATCATAAAAATCACCATATAACGCCCAATAACTATCACTAGTATAATTATTAGCTACTTTTTCAATCACAGAGTCAGTTATTGGAGTATTATTTAAGTCAATAAAATTCCATAACGGAGATGAATCTTTGTTGTAAAGCTTTGGAGCATTTTTTATGATTTTTACAATATCTTTTTTAGTAAGGTTAATTTTTTCTTCTATTTCATCAATTTCGCTTATTAAATCAGTCGTTGGGTCATAACGCTTATCTAAATAAATAGGATTTTTTATAGATACTAATACCGGCACTACTCCAGCATTTTGACCAATCGTTGTATTTGGCTTTGCATAGCCACTTGCCTCTTGTGTATCAGTTGTAAAGTAAAAACCTAATCCACTTGCCATTCCACCTCTATTGTTGGGGTCATATTTAAACTCTTCAATTCTATTTACTATTGGAGTTCCATGATATACAACTAATGGAGTACCATCATCATTTACTACCTTACTACCAGAGAACCAATTATTGAAACTTGGATTTTGTACAACTTCTTCTGCTACTGCAATATTGAATGTGGGGGATGAAAGTTGGTCAAAAAATAAATCATTATCCTTACTATTCCTCCAGCTTAAATTTTTCTCTGAGCCGTCTGCAATATCCATCAATAACTTTTGTAATTGAGGAAGCATTTTAGCTCTGCCGGTAGGTAAGGTTGGGTCTTCACCAAATTCCCTAGCTAAGTCAGTATTCATTTGTTCAAGTATTACATCTTGACGACCCATCTGCATTAATTCTTCTTCATCATATAACAAGTCTTGAACTGTACCCTCTTTAATTACTTTGTTATATTTTGCTGAATCCTTTACTACCTTTGCTCTTTCAGCTTTATTGTTAATGGTCGCTAAGTCATCGTAGTACCTTTGCTTACCTTGCTTTCGTCTTTGCTCTGTAGTAGTGAATTGATCTCTGGCTATCCATCGTATCTTACCACCCTCCATAATTTCCTTGCCGGTTTTCGCATCTTTAAATGAATATATAACCTTGCCATTTCTTTCAGAAACTCCAGTAATCATCGCCCTACCATTTGGGTTCTTTTTTGTAGGGTTAGCAATACCCTCAACAATAAAATCAATAGGAAGCATCATTTCTTGAACATTGTCCCTATCAATAATGCTTTTATCTTTATTGTCGTCCGCTACTACTTTTTTAGTCTTTGGTTTTGATTCAGTCTTTGGTGGCGTCTCAATCTTTGGTGGTGATTTTGGTTGGTCTTCAATATTTAATTGTTCTGTTTCCGGAGTTTTTTCCTCTGTAGCCGGTAAAAGCTTTCTTTCTGATGTAATATTTCTTTCTACATTTGGCTGTTCTTTATCTGTTCTAATATTTTGAGATTCTTTTCTTAAAGTTCCAATTAGTCTTACTAAGTCACCTTTAGATTGCTCTTTAGATACATTGATATTTTTAGATTTTAAAAATTTTATTAAATCTTTTTTTGAAAATTGGTTTTGTAGTGACCAGTCAGATGCTTTTGTGAAATCAACATTTTTTACCAGTAGCTCTGATTGTTTTTTGCGATACTGTTCTCTAGCCTTCTTTGCTTTTTCTTTTGTCCACTTTTTCCCTTTTTTCAATTCAGCTTGACGCTTTTTATTGACAAATCGTTCTAAGGTTTCAACTGGATAAGTTTCCTTTACTGGCTCACTTACCATTTCCGCTAACTCACCAAGAGTTCCTCTGCCCTCTGCTTTAAATTCTCTTAGCCTATTTAATAGATTTGTTCCCTCAAATGTAAATAGGTCAAAAATTGCCAGAGCTATTCCATCTGGTAAAACATCTGTTTCTGAAAATTCAGCTCCATACCCCATGTTATTTGCGACAAAAGACTTTGATAGTAATTCAATACCACTATACTTACTATTTGGATTTTGCTCCTTATGCCTTCTCAGCCATAAATCAATTCTCTTTTTTAGTTGTTTATCTTTTGAACCTAATATCTTGTAAATAGATTCAACCATTTCCTCAATGAGAACACCTTCATCCTTTGTTGAATCCAGTATAATATCAATCGTCCCGTCCGCATTTGGTATGCTTTGACCACGAAACCTTACATTCTTATAAGTAGTTCTACCTTCTACATAACCCTCTTCATCCGGTGCAACTTCTTCTAATTCGCTTGGGTCTTGATAGCCATGTAATTCTTCACTATCAACAAAGTCAATAACCTTACCATCAACAAACTTAAAATTTATATCATCAAATAATTTTCCAAATATTTCTGCTTCTTTTTGGACTTCAGTTGTAGGGTCTTCAGTTGCTTTTTCCCGAGCTTCTTTTCTCGTTAAATATATTTCTTGTTGTTCTTCAACAATGGCATTGACTTCTTCAGAGCTTAATACTTTTCCCCCAATCTGAAAACCAGCTCCAAATATTGTACCGATTGCAAATTCTTCTTTTTGTTGTGGGGTAGCTAACGAAAGTGCCTCAACTAAATCTGGTTCTGCTTCTCCAGTAACCGCACTTTTACCAAGCTCATTAAAGTAACCTTGAATAACTTCTTCATAACCTTCTGCTCCAGCTCCAACTGCACCTTTTCCAAGACCAGCGATTGTTCGAGCAATAACATTTCTATAAGGCTTTGGAACTTTTGCAAATGCTAAAGTCAACTGACCAGCATCTATTGTACCCAACCATAAATTCTTTTTAAATACTTCCGATGCTCCCACACCAGCCTCATCATGGCTATATCCTTGATCGGTTAATTCATTATATGTACCAATCGCCTCTGTTGCTGATTCAAATGGTCTTAGCATTAAAGCTGTTGAAACAGCACCAGTTATTGTTCCCATACCCGCAATCGCTGTTCCTTTCATAACCGCCAATGAACTAGCAAGAAATGTTCCCGTAATTGGTATCGCTTGAACAAACTTTGACTGATAAAAATCTGGGTTAGTTAAATCTTCCCATTCAAACTTTTTGCCTAGCTCTGGAACATAATTTTGTTCCATAATATTTTGAGCATCTTCCCTCCACTCTTCACCTACCTCACCATAATCAAGAACGCCTTCAGCATCTAAAAATTCCAATGCTCCACCAGCTAGGTCTTTGGCTTGAGCTACACCCGTTTTCCAAGACTTTTTTATTAGTTCTGGGTCATACGCTTCTTTTGCCTTTTCATACCAACTTGGGTCTTGAGTATCTAATACAAAATCCTCTTCTTCTGGTTCTTCTGGTTGTGCATCTACTTCCTTCTGAGTAAGGTCTGCAACAATATCAGTTAAACTGAAATATCCATCCTTTGCCATCTTTTTTATATCAGAAACAAAGTCTGGAAATCTTTCCATTAATCCTTGAACCTCTGGCTCAACTTCTTGAAAGTTTTTAACTCGGGTTACTGCATTTTTAACATTGTTTAATTCATTGAATTTTCTTTGGTTAATGTCAATTTGCTTTGCATAGTTTTGAACTACTTCATTATCCATAGGTAACCCAGACCATTTACTAGCAAAGGTTAAACTATCTCCATTACTAGCCTCCCATCTATCACGAACTACTGCATCTAAAGCGAGTTGTCCCGTTTGTTCATCTGGGAATAATGCAGTATTATAGGTTTTCCCCTCATGGTCTGTAAAAGCATCGCCCGGCATAGCTCCATATTCTTCGCCTAAGTGCTTTGTATATATCATAGCACCGGGGTTTAAATGTCGATCACTTCGACCCCCAGTACCCCAACCCTCGAACTGCTTTATTGCATCAGTTATAAATGTTAGTTCTGGAGGCATTGTTACTTAGGAAAGTAGGGATTAGCATATCCATCTTCCGGTAAATCGGGTAGACGTTGTTTTAAATACTCGTTTACAGTTTTTGCATCCCTAAATAGATTAGAAACATATCCTTGTAATGCTAGTTTCTTTGCATCGATCATTTTTCTACTAGCAATCCTATCTTCTGGAGATGCTCCCGTTAATGGGTCAACTCCTTTTGCATAATACCCAGTTTTTTCATAAGGGTCACCAAACTTACGCCTATGCTCTACTAACCTATCAACACCAGCCTCCATCTCTGGAGTTGGTTTCATTCCAGTCGTAAAGTTAGTTGTCATAGCTCCATCACTAATATCTTGTAGACCAGTAGGTGTTCCAGTCATTGAACCAACTGTCATTCCACCGCTAGTATTTGGTGTCATACTAATGCCCATATTTGGGTCTGTAAGAGAAAATTTTCCAGTATTCGGGTCAAAGCTCTTTTTAAATTGGTTTGCAGTTTTCGCCATCTGTAGTCTTTTTGCAAAGCCAAATGGTGTTACTTCATCTGTACCCTCAATAGCTCCTTCTTGATTAACACGCATACCTAGCTTATTCATAGAGGGGATACCCGGTAAAGTTTTACCCTTTTGGTCAATTCTATCTAACTCAGCTCTAGCGTCTTCCATAGCCATAGCCGATCTTGGAACATTTGTTTGACTAATTATCTCCATAACATCTCTTCCAGATACACGATTGCCTTCCTCTAAATCGTAATAATCATCTGTTCCCTTAATCTTTACATAATTTTCCATTCCCCGTACATTTATTCGGTCTTTCATGTCTAATGTAAAAGGTTGCTTAGTGACATTAGGTTTTAGATTGGGATGAGCCGTAATCTTCTTTTCTTCTTTTTCTACTTCTGTTGTAACCTTTGATTCGGTTTCTGTAGTAATTTCATCAACAGTTTTGCCATTTAAGGTTAGCTCCCCATCACTATTTTCCTTTATCTTTATTTTAGTGTTTGCTGGAGCTTTTGTACCGGACTTTGGATAGAGGCTATTAAATCCACTTATGCCTTCTGTAAATGCTTGAGCATTTCTATCTATTTCCGCATTTTCCTCTACATATTGGTCATAAGCCTTTTTCTGTATTTCTTTTTCTTCAGTACCATCACCAAAATCAATCCAAAACTTGCCATCTCTTTTTGATACCAAATGCTTTGGGTACTTTGCTGTGTAATTAGCATATTTCGAAATCATGGTCATCTTAGCTTTATAGTTATCCATTAATCTTTTAATTCGAGAATTCTCACTATAAGCTTCCCGATAATCTTGCATGGATTTTGCTTCTAATAAACCACCATAAGCTTTTCTAAATTCATCTCCTCTAGCCATGATTATCTCCCTATGTCCACTTTTTATTATTTCGGTAGAATTTGTTTGTCCCGTAAACATCAAACATATCTCCTACGCCACCAAACATCTTATCTCTAGCCTCACTAAGTGCTTGTTGTCTTTGTTCCATTAATCCTCGAGTAAGCATCGCATTTTCAGTATGATATTGATTCCCGAATTGTGTTTTACTCATTTCATTCTCAATACCAAGTTTTAATGCTCTATCTGATGCATCCCTAGCCATACTAGCGTCTAGGTCAGCTCCCACTTGAGTAGCTACTACACTATTTTCTAATCCTTGATTGGTAAGGTTGCCCATCATATTAGCCTTACTTACATTGGCAACATTGAACGCTGGTCTATTTGCAAGTGCCAACAACCTACTTTGTTGATCGGCTGGTATTGCACCTTCATTAGCTAATTTCTTTAAATAATCCAGTCTAGCTCTTTCTGCTGGGGTCTTCTTGCTCATTTTGTTTGCTGATGCCCATTGAAAGCCACCTTGAACTGCATCTCCAAGTGCTTTTGTGCCATAGGCCAGAGTCATCATTGTTAGTGGGTCTGCCATTATATTTTACTCCCCGTGAATTTGTATACTTCACCATTACTGTCTTTAAAATAGATACGAGCTTCATCCGCAGTTGGTGTCCCGGGACTCTCCATATCTTTTCTTACGCTAACAAAAACAAATTGACCTACAGAGAGGTCATTTTTATTAGGGATAGAACTGCTCACCCTAACGCTATCTTGTTTTGTTCTAATTTTTTCTTCGACAAAATTGATCTTAGGCATCTGCTTCAATCTCCATTCTGTTTATTTTGACATCATTTGTTGATGCACTTGTTGATAGTTTTACCATGATTTGATTACATCGAACCGGTACTTTTATTTCTGCTTGTTTTTTCGATGATGTAAATGTTGAACTATCTTCATATACAGCGGTGCTAGAATCTCCATCCTTATAAAAAGTAGCCGTTATTGTATCACCACTATCATAGCTCAAATTAAATCTTCTAAGTTGCACATTATATTGGTCTGATAAGCTGGAAACATTTATCCAGCCAGTAGTTCTTGTAGTTTGTAAGGATTCTGAGGATGATGATTGGTCAAGTTTTACTATACTTGATTGCGATACATCTGCATTACTTACAAAGACATTAATATTAGTATCTTTGTCTGTAAAAATAAATTTGCCAGTATGTCCAGTTGTAAAAGAATTATTAAACTTTGCCCATGTAGCGGTATCTAAATTGTATTCCCATATTCCGCTATTTGCAACTGGACTACCTAGTAATGAGAACAAACACGATAACGAGTTTCTTTTAGGATTGTAAGTAAATGTACACGCTTTTCTTTGGTCAGAAGTAAAACCTTGCCATATATCTTTAATTGGCTCACCAATAGCCACCAGTTGCCAATCATTTGTTAGTTGATAAATATTGTGTTCTCCAGCAAAAAACAAACTGGTTTTAGTACGAACCACAGAATAGGGAGCTACGCACCCAATGTTTTCTTCTGATTCTACAAGCGACCACATCTTAGGGTCATTAGATGGGATATATAATTGATACAATCCATTTTCCATTAATACTGCCAGACTATCACCAATTCTTTTTAACGCAACTATACCGCCACCTTGACGATCTTTTACTTGTATATAATTTGATATTGGATGAATGTCTGGTTGATTAAGGTCACTATAAACTAAAAAGTTAGAATGGTCTTCTGCATCTGTATCTGGGTCTAATCTAACATTTCCATAAAATCTTCTAGCACCTACATCCTCACTAGTGATATGTCTCAATCCAAGCTTTGTCTCATTAATGGGATGTGGGGATTGGTCAATAAGTCCATTATCAATTAATGTTAAAGTAGTTTCTCCATTTGAAGCATTATATTTAGCGTAAGTACTTGCAAATATTACATCTATACTTACAGCCGTATTGTCTGAACCAGCATCAACACTTAGACCTAGTCCATTTGCATCACTTTCCTTAATAATGTTTAAAGAATCATCTGCCTTTTTTAATAGATAACCATCGTACTCAGCATATTGAGTGAAAGCATTGTTTTTATAAAATACTCTTTTCCCACCATATCCACCAGTTTTCGACCCAGCATGGCCACCACCACCAGTATTGAAATACCAACCTAAATTTTGAGATTCATTTTCATTCGCTTTATCGTAATAAATGTTCCAATTTTTACCTACCACCACATTGGTGTGTTCAATAGTTTTAAAATATTGTTTATTACTATTATTGCTATCCGTACCTAAAAAATCGGCATTTACCTCTGGAGTTCCCGATATTTCTGATAATGCAATAGTTGCAAACTGACTACTATCAGAGTTATAAACATATATAGTTGGAGGATATGAATTAAAATTTTTATTCATTTCATCATTAAAATTTGATTCATTCGTAATATCGTTATTTTGCAAATAAAACCTTCTGTGGCACGGGGTTACAGTAGCAACTGTTTCTTGATGCGTGTTACTTTGCTTTGTATTTAAGGTAGACGATGCTACCTTATAAAATGATTTTGTATCAGTAGCGTTTGTTGTTATTGCTCGATATATATTGACACCAGTCATTCTTTTATTCATATCGTCAGTATCTAATGAAAGAATAAACTTCAGAGATTTATTTGCACCAAAAGCATTTATAGAAACATCATTTTTACTATCTTCAAACTTATACTCTTGATTTCCATCAAACACCGGCACAGCTTTGTAATAATGATACTTTGCGTGGTCTAATGTTTCATTATTGTCATCTATTGCTGATACAGTATAGCTCCAAGTGGAGGGATAGCTAGGTTCTTGACGATCAATAACTACATAATCATCATCGGTATTAGCACTACTGTATGGGTCATAAGTCCCATTAAAAAATTTTCTATCCTTTAAAAATTGTATAATCTGGGAATCCTCATTTAATCCCATAGCTACACGAACTTCCTCGCCTACTTGCTCAATGCGTATGTCGTCCGGTTGAGTTCCGGTAAAAGTTTTTAAGGTAGATATATTTGCAAAGTCGTGGTCAGCAAAAAAAAGTTTCTTATTTATTTTCTCATAAATTATCCAACCATACCCATTTTCTAATTTTGGGTGCATCCATTGAATAGCTCTTTCTATATTGAAAGGATTACCGCCATTCGATGCGGTTAAATCTTTTACAAGAGCGTGACCATCTTGCTTAACGAGCCTACCGCTAATATCGGTTTTGAGGTTAAGCATATTAATACAAGCAGTATTCGATATATCTTCCGGGTCAGCATTAGTTATAATCCCTCCATCAAATTTTCCAATAGGTATAATCATTAATAGATTGACCCTCCAGAAAGGTCAGTAACAGTCATTGACATATTACTAGCACCTTTACCCACATTGGATTCTCTACATTTTTCACGATTTGCATAGTATCTATTTAAAAATAGGGTAGCTCTTTGTTGGTCACCAATATCTTCAGCCATCATTGACTTCGCAAAGTCGACTAAATAATCATGATAAATAGAATCAATAATTGGTTGTTCACCAGCATCAGTAAAATCATAAGCTACTCCTACTACTTTAGCTCTACCCCCTAGTCCATAAGCATCCCAACTACTAAACAATGAATCAAAACTACCTAATGTTGTAGTCCACATACCTACTTTAGTATCATTGGTATATATATCCTCATTCGCTTGAAATGTACCAGTTACACTAGATAATACTAATGTACCAGTATCTTCATCTGAGTCATCAAACTCCACAGTAGCTGTAGCGTTAGATGTTTTGCCCTTTATTTGCGTTCCAGCTATAAACATTCCAGAGGTTAAGGTATTGTACCCCATTTTTTTATAAGCAGTAGTACTTTCCTCTATATTATGAGGAATAGCTGAATATCTAAAATGAACCTTTCCATCCGCTTGAGGTTCTGGATATAAAGCCAACTTGTTGTTTTCTAAGAAGTAATGAGAGGGTTTCCCCCTTAATAATGTATTGGATGCATTTCTTCTGGGATATTGGTTGTTAAACTGATCTAGCACCAACCCATCATATTCTACATTCCACTTTAATTCTATAAAATCTTCTGGAAGTTCATTCTTTACAACTCCCGACTCAGCGTAAATCACCCGTTCACGCTCATAACATTTAGTATACATAGCAAAATCTCTTTCGGCCTCGACTAAATATTTCTTTGCTTTCTTCTTGTGTATCATATCACTACCAAATGGTAGGATAGCTCTATCTACTAATGTTGACCACTTCATGATATGTAAGCGTTAATTATGTCCATAGCATTTGAATATGCTAAATTAGCTCGTTCCATTCTATTGTCCGTTTTCCAACAGATATACTCAGCAAAATCAACTATAGCATAATGTAAGGCACTATTTAGCTCATGTGTTGTATCACTAGCTGATTGCGTCTGGATAACTGAAGGCTCTTTTAAATAATAAACTGTTATATTGGCAGAGGGGGTAGGGTCTAAATGAATTGTCGTCCCAAGCCGATGAAAATATCCAAGTTTGTCTGTAGCACTTGGAGCTAAAAATGAATTTGTAATTTTTTCTAGGTCAGTAAGTTCTATCTCATGCCATATTATAGCGTTTGACCCTTGAACAATTCGCATGATAGCATTACGAAATGGTTTTGCACCTAGTTTTTCAACTGAACCCTCCGATTCAAATATAAAACTACTTTTATATGAACCACTTGCATCCATATCTACTTCAGTAGAAGTGGTTAATTCTGTTAGTAAGGTTGGTGGTACAATACTACAAACCCGAGAAAGACCATCATTTAAAGCTTTTAACTTTTCACTAGCTGAAAAAATATCTTCATTTGGGTCTTCTAATCTGAACTTTAGTTCAGCTAACATTTCATTAGGCGATAAACCTATTGTGTTTGTGCTACTTTCGTTAGCCATTTATTTTCCTTGATATTCCCCCGGGCGGAATCCGGGGGAAAGTTTTTGATTTACTACTCTAGTGAATTACTATTTCGGTTGCACTTAGACAAGTGCCGATACCCTTAGAGCCAACTGAAGCACTCAACGCACCATGAGATATTACACCCGATGCATTAATTGAGGTTACAGCTTCCCCAGCAGTACCATCACTCGCACAAGTCGCTTTTCCTCGAACAATAACCCAACCATATTCACCATCAGCAACACTAGCCTCGGGAAGACCCCAATGACCAGATTCAGCACCGGCATCTACGGCAGAAGTCTTTGCAACATAGCCTACAGCTTTTCCATTAGAAACATCTAATGCAATAGCACATGGGTAAGTAGCGGTTAAAGCACCACTAGCCTTACACCAGACTTTTTGTTGAGCTTCGGGATCACCAGCAGATTTACCAAAAGGCATACTCATATCAGCAACTCCTAATAAGACTCAGCAAGATCATCAATTAAACCTTGCCTTGAAGGGTTAGAGCAAGTCAAAGCACCCAACCAAAAAATCTTAGCGATTCTTGCGTCTTGGTTGACCGGTTTCTGGAATCCTTCAAAAGCGAAATCTCTTTTTCTGTGATGACGAAAACCTAAGTAATTCTCATTCAAGAAATACATTTGTCCAGCCGGACAATGTTCGTCGACAAAAACTGGGATTCCACGATATTTAAGTTCCATAAATCCGTGGTCACCAACACCAGCGGTTGAACCAGCAAACCTTTTTTGGTCAGAAAGAGCTTCTTCTAAGGCATCAAAAATAATCTGTGTTGTTAAAATCATTGTTGGCGAATCAGAACCTTTGGTCAATGAACCAAATGCCCTTCTCATTTCACTTTCAATAACAGTAACAGTTTCAGCATAAGTAGCTACAGAACCAGAAACTCCAGAATTACTTCCAGCGTCTCTAATGTAACCACCATCCCACCACGGGTAAGCAGTACTATCGATTCCACCGAGTGTGCGGTCTACTTTGATTAAATGTTGAAGTCCTACGAATTTGCCATCAGTTCCAGTACCAGAACCATAAAGCGTTTCACCAAAAAGTTCTTTCATTCCAACTTCCATGTTCTTCACTTTTGCTTCCAATAGGTCGATAACTCTTTCTTTACCATCATTCAAGGCTTCTTCTTTACCACTAATAGTGATTGTACCATAGGCTTGTACCCAATCGTACTGAGCATCAGTAAAAACTTCAGTTGGAGATGTATCGAGTACATCGTATCCAGAGTAGAAACCTTTAGCTGTTTGCCTAGCATATTCAACTGGTTGCAATACTTTGTTACCACTTGCAGTAGGTTTAGAAGCACCAAGAAGTCTCATAGTTAACACATTAGATTTTTTAATGTTGTCAACCATGTTTGGTATATACTGGTCTTTAGTTAGTGCAGATAAATTGTCATAGTTTAAAGCCATTTATCTTTTCCTTACTTAAAAACATTATATTTTTCAAAAGCTAATTCCCTCGCCTCATTATAATTTTCCGCTTTCTTGACTTTTTCCTCATGGTCACCACGAGCTTTTCCGTCAGATTCTGGAATAGATTTGAGTTCTTTAGCTTCTGCTTCTGATTTGATTGCCTTTAATACAGAACTATCTGAAGACCCAGAGGTCGATGCCAAAGTAAATGCATCCTCTAAGCTTGGAATGTTGCGTTCTAATGCTGTATTTATAACTTCCGCTACAGCATCCGGACGCTCACCAAGTTCGGGGTGATTATGGATTAGCTGGGCGATTTCAGCGTCCACCGCCTTCTGCACTTCCATTTGAGCGATTCGATCTTCTAGTTGAGTAACACGATCTTCCGATTTAGTGTTTACCTCTTCTGATTCTGGTTCTTTATCATTAGACACTTCAATAGTTTCATTTAGCGATTTGAATAATTCATGGTCATCCCCAAGCACATCTTTTAATGTTTCCATTGTGTCTTCATCGTTAACAACAGCGTTTATATTATCAATTTTAGCTTTGAGAGCTTTCCGTTCATCTGATAAAGTTTGTGCTTTTTGTGTATTTGATGATTGCCATTCCTTTTTATTCTTTGAATCTTCCACAGCCTCCCTTAGTTGTTCGACACTATAAACTTCTCCATCCAGAGTTAGTTCATTCAAATGTTGAGACTGGGGTTGTTCTTCTACTGAAGGTTCTTCTTTGGTACTCTCTGGTTGCTCCTCGGAGGGAGACGCAGATTGTTCCTCGGTAGTTGACTCACCGATTGTTTCCTTTACGGGTGCAGAAGTTTCATTCTCTGTAAACAAAGAATCAGCCACTTCGCCCGGTACTTCTATCCCGTAAGTTCCACCAACTATACTTTCTGAAGACATATATACTCCATGTTGTTAGTTAAATTTCTTATTATACTCATTACGATAAAATTCAATTAACCAGTAACCTCCGGAGGTAGGTTCGCCATTTGTTCCGGATTCTTTCTAAGGTTATCAAACACCTCATCTTCTGTTGCTCCATATTGTCCCAAAGGATTCTCAGCATTCTCCGCTTCTTCCTTTTGTTGACGCATCATAGCAATCAATCTTTCTTTGGCCGGTAAGTTCATGTGTTCCACAATATATTCCGGGTCTGTAACGATACCTAACTGAGCTAATTGTAAAATCTTATTTTCAACAAACTGCTTATTCTCTGGCATCATTGAACCAGCTCTACACCTTATGTGCATATCAAAATCTTTAAATAGAATTCCCATAACAGAACGAACCTCTTGATTCCCTTCCGGGTCATAGTAAGGTACATTTAATACAGTAGTTCCTAAGTTCTTAAACATCGCCAACCACATTGTCCCTAGACATTGTATTGCCTTTTCTACTGCTCGGGACTTATAGTCTATCTTGGTTGTACTTGCTTGGCGGTATATTTGAGCTTGAACGCCAGATGTTACATTACTCGAGTCCTTACCTTGCGTCGCTTTATTTACGCCACTAATCGTCTCAAAAACATTTTCTAATTGTTGGTAAAAGTTGAAGACATAATTAGGCATTGAGGCCGGTTGTTGCATCGAGACTTGTCCAGCTCCACGCTTTCGTATAATTTGACCCGGTTTATTAGTGATCTGGTCTTGAACATCAGTATTCTGGTCAACAATCCACATTGGATTTGATGTCATGTGAATATTATCCATTGTTTGACTAATAACTCTATCCATCGCCAAGTTAATTGATTTTAATCTTCTAGGTTCTGGTTTTCCCCAGAATGAGTGTGCCGAACCCCCGTTCTTGATATTGATAAACGGGAATGGATGTGCAATATGGTTCTTCTTATTAAAGAAAGGATATTTACTACGCCCCTCATAAAGAAGTACATTATTTGCCACAGCACACATTTTAACTTGTCCGGGTACATAGTCTTTATCATCTTCTTCGTATCCACCTCTACTGTATACTTCAATTAATAATGCCCTTTCTTCCAAGTCTTTCATGGCATGAGCCTTATCTTTAAAATAATTCGTTTCCTTCTTTTCGGTGTCAGTAACTTGGACATAACTGTCACCAGCACTCTTTTGATTCATTTTTAAGGCTTCATGTTTAGATAAATTGCTTTCCGACTTCACATACTTACCATTTTCATACATCTCTCGAATTCTCCAAATCGGAGTTGGTGTAGCAATAATACACCAGTCGGTATTTTCTAGTTTGGTAGCGGAAGGGTTTGTATAAAAATTAAATGGGTCTACAACATCACAATCCGGCAAGTCGTCGTCCGGATTCCAATGTACTTTTAATATTCCATTCCCATATACAAGATAATCCAACAGCCATTCTGATATTAAATTTTGCATATCTCGAATCATCCAGAATTCATCCATAACAGCTTGAGCCGTATCAGCATAGGTCTGTGCCTTATCATCATTTCCAATAGCAATTACATCGATTCGTGGGGGTCTGGAAGATAAAACGGGTATCATGGTGTCTATAGCAGATGCAATAAACTCTAGCGTGATCTGATTTTTAAACTCGGGCATATTCATCCCTTCCCAATGATGTCCCATATACAAAGCCTCAGACTCTCGCCATATCTTCTCTGTACTCTCCCTTGCTTTTTTTGCTACTGAGAACTGATTGTTAATATGGTCAATCGTCTTTTTATCTTTTTCGCTAGGTTTATATTCTTTTTCCATGAAATAATTCCCTTTTAATTACGCTTCCGGGCAATCATCCTCAATATCTTCACCAAAATCTTTAGCGATAAAAATATCAACCACTTTCTCAATCGCTTTAGAAAAGTCATGTTGCTCGATTTTATTTTTAGGTATTTTTGTAAGGTCGTCCGCATCTATTTCCCTTTTAGTCCACTTTTTTGTGACTATATTATATGTTTCGATTGTCAATTCCTTACTCCCGAATAGTCATCATCCATCTGTTTTAATTTATCTAATTCTTTTTGTAGCCACGGCTTTGGTTTTTCCGGCTCATTCGGACTACCTAAATGCATCAGTCCGTAACGAAGTGCGTCTACTGCATGGTCTTCACCATGAGTATCTAAGTCTTCCGGTCTGGTATTGCTATAGGTTTGCATCGGAAAAGTTTTAATTAAGTACTTGCATTGTGGGAATATTTTAAGCATAGACTCTTTACCTTCCTTTTCATTCCAATCCAAGTATTCTCGCACCACATTCCAGCCGGATGCCCGGTCATTATTTGCACGTAGGCAAGGGATTCCATTGAAAAGCATAATATCAGCGATACTCATGTGAGATGGCATCACGCCATCGGAACGATTGGTGTTTTGAGGGTTGCGAATCCACATAGAGGGGTCACAAATAGTTCCCATATACTCCTCATCTCCGCTTAATTCATTGATTTTTGCTATATGCCGGTTCAATTCTTGCTCTTTTTCAGCGTGTTCCCGGTAAATAAACACATTCCGGTCGTTATCTACCGCTACCCATAGGCAAACAAAGTAATTTCTGTACCCATAATCGATCATTCTGTATTTATACCAAGAATCCGGTATCTCAAACGGTTCTATAACATGGTGAGCTTGACGAAATTTTGTAAAAAACTGTCCTTCATAGACATCCCAATCGCCTTCATACCACATTTTTCTCATTTCTTCCGGCAAAGACTTCAAATAATTCACATAATCCGGGTCAGTTTCCACTAAAGTGGGGTTATCTTCAATCTTTGAGGGTATAAATATCTTGGTTCTGCCGGAATCTTTGTCTATTACGATTTTATTCCTACCGCCTTCAATAAATCTATCCTTTACCCACGCATGACCAATGTTCCCGGGATTCGTGGTGAGGAATATTCTCGGTTTTAAACTCTTATCTGAACTTCTACATGAACTAATTAGGCGTAAATAGTCCATTTCAGTAGGGATAAGAGTAAGCTCCTCTATCAATATTGAGCTGTATTCGTGTCCCAGATACTTTGTATAGGCTTGATCTTCTGATAAGTGACCGGTTCTAAACTTTGCTCCAGAAGGAAACCTAAATTCTGCCGGGTTACCGGTTACTTGAACACCCATTGTACGATAAAAGAATCTCGCCCGGTCAATCCAATCTCGTAAATCATCATAATTTCTACGCACAACTAAGGCTCTGTAACTTGGATTTGTTATATAGTCCGGATGAACTAACCAAGCCATACCAGCCATTGTTTTACCACCACCCCTAGCTCCACCAAATAATATTTCAAATGCATCTACTTGTAGAGCAAAAGTCTGTTGTCCCGGGTGGGGTTGCCATACAATGTTATTCTTCATTTTCGTTTCTTTTTAAATCCGGTAAGAGGGTTTAAAGACAGTTCTTCATACCAACTCATTACTTTTTGTATTTCTTCTTCGTGTTTTGCCTCAAGTTTTAGCACTCTTTCATGAAGTTCGGTCACATCCATGTGAAGCTGTTCAATTTTGCTTTGAGTATTATACCAGTAATAAGTAGCCGAAGCGACCAAAGTAAACAAATAGAGCAAAGCACGAATATTGATCCTAACGATATAATTATCATGTATTCTGTCCACTTTAACCGATCTTGCATCAGCTTTCAAGCTATGCCTCTGCTGGTTTTTCTTTAATTTTTTCTATTTTAGGGGCGGTTTGGGACTCTTTTGTTATACTTTTTTCTGGTAGGACTATGACCCCCGGGGTTATGTCTCCCTCAATCTTTAATTCAGAGGCTTTTAAGCTAGGTGCAATCCGGTCTATAAGGATGTTAATAGCTTTTACATGGTTCGGGTGGTCTTCATTCATAGCTATATTGAATAACTTCTGTAATAATTCTGGGGTTTTAGGGTGGTTTCTTATCCACTCGCCCCAATGCGTAGCATTTTTCTTTATAGGAGGCTTCTTAGCCATTAGCGATTAAGGCTACTATAACATAAATGGTTAATATAATGCATATATATACTGCTATTGCGACTATTTCTTGCTTTTTCATTGTGTTAATTAGTGATAAAAGTTAAGCAAAAAGTCTGTCTGAAAAAATTAATACCTTACCACGGATGAAATGACCGGTACAATTACGGACATGGGGGTGGGGGTCTTCGTCTATATATACTGTTCGCGAACCTCTTTTATCTTACGCGTACTGTCTGCTATCTGTCCGCATTTCTTCTTTTGTCGTCGGTATGATTGAGGGTTCTAAACCCGTGTTGCTCCCCTTCTCCCCTCGATACAGCCTCGAGCGGTCAAGCTCTGAAAAAATACGGGACTTTGTGCGGTCTAAAATGG